CAACACTGCAGTGACTGCAGCGGACGCCACGGTTTCAGTGGTGTTCGACAATATGCCGTTTACAACGCCTGGTAAGACAAAAAAATACGTGATGGTGACGATCAACTTTGATCAATCAACGATCCAACCTCATGGTGCAGCGATTGATCAATACGCTGGAACGGTGCAGTGCGGCATTTTTACGCCAAGAAACAAGGGCAGTGCTGCAGCTGCTGCGATTGCAGAGTCAGTTATTGACGGTTTGACTTCTGTAAATGCCTCTGGCTACACGGATACTTATTCAGCAAAACCCCGTGTCGGTCAAGTCAATGGTCCTACTGCGGTGGCCAACGAAAACGACAGTCATTTTGTCAGCGTGGTCAGCTGTCGATTTACTGCGGTCTAATGGCTAAGCCGATCACTGAGCTGACTAAGGATATTCGTAAGTTGATTGAGGATGGGCGAGCAGCTGCTGGTCCAGAGATTGTTTTCAGCTTGCAAATGAAAGGTCCTTGGTGGACTGGAAACTTTGGCGAGTTGTGGGAGCTTAGTACCGCGCCAGTAAAGCCAGTCGTAGACAATGAGCGTGACTGGCAGGCTCCAAATATGCCTACTCCTCGCAACTTTTTGCGACGCCCTGTTTTAAGAGTTCCAATCAGCAGCCCCTTGTATATCGGTAACTCGGCTGATTACGCAGGATATGCCGTTAATAATCCACAAGCCAAGCTTCCAGACAGCGAAGGAGTTCCCAAAACTTACGGTCAAACTAGGCCGCCGCAGAGAAGTACAGCCAAGCCAGGACCAAGCTGGTACAAGATTTATACGGAAACCAGTAGAGATACAGGTTTGTTTCTTGACCTAGACATAGCTTTTCAAGGCGTTCGCTTAGGATGAGCTATATTGTGCTAGTTGACTGAGTTTTATGGCTGAAGCACGCGCAATCGACATGCTGTGTAAGGCGTTTAGCGTCGAAGAGCGCAGCAGCTATACCATCAAAAAAGGTGGTGAGGTCGTTATCAAGCTGTATTGGAAGCCTTTGACCATTGCTGATCGGGACTCGATCAACAAGACTATGAAGGCGCTGAACTTGGGGCGTACAGAGGACAACTTGGATTTTGCGATCCAAATGTTGATCCGTAAGGCTGAGGACGAGGCTGGCAATCGTGTTTTTTCAGATGGTGACCGTGCCAAGATCCAAAACCGACTGCCAATGAGCATCGTTTTGGACATTATGTCCAAGATGCAGGGCATGGAAGAGGTGGAAGAAGCGGACGAGCTTAAAAGCGACGCTTGAGCAGGACAACTACTTGTTCCTGCAGTTTTTCATCGCTGAAAAGCTCGGAATGACGCTGGGTCAGCTGCGCTCCACAATGTCAGTCAAAGAGCTGTACGGCTGGAGCGCGTATTTGACGTTGAAGGCTGAGCGAGAGGAGAAGGAGATGGAGAAAGCTCGTCAGCAGGCTCAGTATCGGAAGGTGCGCTAACCTGAAGGCAATATCTTCGGGTTAGTCGTGGCCGCTGAGTACGAAGTCAATATCAAAATCAATAGTCAGCAAATTGAGCGTCAGCTTGAAGATATAGATAAAGCAATTTCTAAGATCGGAAAGCCTAAAGGGGGTGGTTCTCGCGGTAGATCTGGTATTTCCAGCCTTTCGCCGACTCGAGAAGATTTAAAAGCCTCAGCTGATTATCAAAAAGCTCTTCAGGGCGTTCTAAAGGCTGGTAGAGATGCTGAAAAAGTTTTTGGCAATTTACGCAAAACAGCGCAATCAGCCATGGTGGCTGGAGCAAATGAGGCAAGGCAGCTAGCAGCAGCAGCCGCAGGAGCGCCTTTAAAGTCTCAGATTAGAACACGACCTCAAAGCGTCACTCGTGCATCTGCTGATGCAGCTGCAAAGCAGCTTGAAGCTCAAATTAGAGCTGCAGCGACTTTAGAGAAACAAATGGTTCAAGAAGTTGCAGCTTTTGAAATGCGAGCTGACAAACGGGTACTTGAAGCAGGTTTGCATAATGACAGAATTGAGTTTCAACAAAAAGTTGATGACATCGTTAAATTTACAGATCTTGCAATTAAAGAAAGCAAGCGAGAAGGAAAGGCTTTTGATGAAGAGTTAAGGAGACGTGATAGAACCCGGAGAGCAACGCAAAGAGATCGTAGAAAACGCTTTGAAGGCGTTGCTCTTGGCGCTGGCTTCCCACTGTTATTTGGTGGTGGAGCGGGATCAGTTATTGGCGGCGGCTTAGGCGGTCTGACTGGATCTTTTGGAGCACAAATTGCACTTAGCGCTCTTGGCCAGCAGGTAGATAAGTTTGTTGCAGGCATGGTTGATGCAGGCAAAGCGCTTACCAGTGTTGGTGGTGCGGCTGACTTTATGGCGGAAAAGAGCTTATTTAGCTCTGACTCGATGCAGTTCCGCATTGAGAAGCTGATAGAGGAAGGCGAGGTTTCACGGGCTGCTGCGTTGATGACGCAGGAAATGGCAAAACAGGTCGGTGGCAGCGGTCTAAAAGCCTTGAAAGATTTGGGCACCGAAGCCAGCAAGATGGGCAAGCTGTTTGGAACGGTAATGCTGCGTATTCAAGCGTTTATGGCACAAGCGCTTACCCCTTTAATCAAGCTGATTAACAGCGCAATAGGGGGCATGGTTGCTCAAAACCAACTTGATCAAATGTTGGCAGAGGCTGGATCTCCTGAGCGTAGAGCTGCGATACTTGCACGCTCGCAAGAGCTAAGAGGAACAAAAAAACAAGGCAGAGCAGGCATCACTAGAGGTGATTTCACGATGGAGATGCTTCAAACGCTCCAAAGTGAGTTTCCTGCGATTATTCCAGAAGGTGCCGCTATTGAGCCAACACAGCTAGAGCTACTCAGGGCTGCAGACACGCAAAGTTCTCAAGGGGAGAGAGAAGAGGCTCGAATTCAAAAACGTTTAGGAAGGCTTGAAGAAGAGCGCAAAAAAGTTTTTGAGATCTCTCGATTTAAGGACAAGATTGCTGCTGCAGAGATGTCTCGGGACGAGCAGTTAGTTATTCGTCTTCAAGGAGAGCAGAAAATAGCTGAGATTGAAGCTCAACGCAAAAAAGACTTGGTTGACATTACGGATCAACGCTTGATCGATCAGATCAACATCAATGCAGCCACTGAAAAGCTGGCGGCAGTTCGAGACACAGAGCGTGAGTTAGCTGAATTTGACAGAGAAAGGAGGCAGCAAAGACTGGATGACATGCAGAAGTTTATTGAGCAGCAATATGAACTGAATGAAGCGGTTAAACAGCAAGCTGCTTTGGCTGAAGGCATTGCACAGGCTATGGGTCAAGGGATGACGCAATCGTTTGATTTACTTATCAACGGTGCAAAAAATTGGGGCTCTGCTCTTCGAGACATTGCAGCTAACGTCTTGCGTGACATTGCAAGGCAGTTAATTCAGATATACATCATTGAGCAGTCCATCGGATTTTTAAAATCTTTTATTACGCCATTTAGTCCATCAACGCCTCTTGGTGCAGGTGGCGGTCAGGTAGGGAGATTTGGGACGCTGGGGCCAAACTACGGTATCCCTCAGTTTGCGAATGGAGGTAATCCACCTGTTGGGCGACCTTCAATCGTTGGAGAGCGTGGACCTGAGCTATTTGTGCCACGAACAGCTGGAACGATTATTCCGAACCATGCAATGGGCGGGGCTAATGTGACGGTGAACGTGGATGCTTCTGGTTCGTCTGTTCAAGGCGACGGTCCATCTGCTCAACAACTTGGCAAAGCGATTGGCGCTGCTGTCCAAGCTGAGCTAATCAAGCAAAAACGACCCGGAGGACTGTTGACTCGCTGATGGCTACTTTCCCTTCGATAACGCCAACGTATAACGCGCAGAAAAGCAACCAACCCAACGTGCGGACTGTGCGTTTCGGTGATGGTTATGAACAACGCCTTACGTTTGGTTTGAATCAAAATGCCAAACGTTGGTCTTTGACGTTTGAGGTATCAGAAACTGATGCCGACACGATTGAAACGTTCTTGGATGCACGCGCCAGTGAC